TTTCTCTTGTAAACAATGAATGTACAGAGTATGATACTATTGTTCCACTCTGGAACAAATCAAAACATTTGAACATTTATAAAATTAACTAGGAGAAAGTGAAATGGCTATTGATTTTGACGCAATTCGTAAAAAATTAGGACAACTATCTGGAGGAAACTCTAAACGTCGTGTAATGTGGCGACCACCGCAAGATGAAACAACAAATGTTCGTCTAGTTGCATTTACTGACAATAATGGGAATCCATTCAAAGAACGGTACTTCTACTACAATATTGGTAATAACCCTGGACTTCTTGCACCTTACCAATTTGGTAAGCCAGATCCGATCAATGAACTTATTCAAAAGTTCAAAAGTGAAGGTTCTAAAGAAGGCTATGAGATGGCAAAGAAATTGTATCCAAAGATGCGATGTTATGCTGCTGTTATTGTCCGTGGCGAAGAAGACCAAGGAGTCCGTCTGTGGGCTTTCGGAAAACAAGTATATCAGAACTTGTTGAATATTATGTTAGACCCAGACTATGGTGACATTACTGATGTACATGAAGGTCATGATATTAAAGTTACTGTTTCTAAGCAAGCAGGAATGAAGTGGACTACTACTGATGTAATGCCTCGTCCCAAGAACACTGATCTTGGAACAAAAAAGCAGATCAAAGAATGGACCGAAAGTATTCCTGAGCTTGATGATGTCTTCTCTTTGAAGTCATACGAACAGCTTGAAAATATTATCACTACATGGCTCAATGGAGGGGAAGAAGCTGATTCTGCAGAATCTGATGTTGTTGCAACATCTACTGTTAAGAATAACAAGTCTACTTCTACAAATTCTAAATCTAAGGAAGCTGAATCATTCTCGAAAATCGATGATGCATTTGCAGACTTAGGTGGCGATCTTCCATTCTAAGAACGTAATAGTTGCTCAGTCATAACACTTGGAGGAATCGAAAGATTCCTCCATTTTTATTTGAACAACTAGCAGCATACCGAGTAAATTAGTATCATAACCATAGGAGTCAACATGGCGAAAAAGAAAAAAGTAACAAAAACAAAATCAACGGGAGCACAATCGACTGATTTTACTTCATCACTGATCAGTGCGTTGAATAAAGAGCATGGATCTAGAGTTGCATATAATCTTGCAGTAGAAAATTCTCCAACTCATGTAAATCGATGGATAGACACAGGTTCTAAACAATTGAATTATATAATTGCTGGAAAACCAAACGGAGGATTGCCAGAAGGTCGAATCATTGAAATCTTTGGACCTCCTTCTATTGGAAAATCACACATTGCAATTCAAGTATGTAAAGCAACGCAGCTTCAAGGAGGTATAGTTGTATATATCGATACAGAGAATGCAACGTCTGTAGAGAACTTAAAGAACCTAGGAGTCGATATCACCCAAAGGTTCGTATATGTTGATACACACTGTACTGAAGAGGTGCTCAGTATCGCAGAGAAAACTATCTTACGTGCAAAAGAGTTAGATAAAGATGTACCAATCACAATTATATGGGATTCAGTTGCAGCAACATCCCCCAAAGATGAATTGTTAGGAGATTTTGACAAGCACACTATTGGACTAAATGCAAGAGTTATTTCGAAAGGTATGAGAAAAATTACTGGTCTCATTGCAAATGAAAAAGTTTTATTGATATGTCTTAATCAAATACGAACCAAGATTGGTGTTATGTATGGAGACCCTACAACGACACCTGGAGGAAAAGCAATACCTTTTCATTCATCAGTTCGTATCAAGCTTGACAGTGGAAAGCGCATCGAAGACAAAGCAGGTAATCCAATCGGCATTAAAGTCATTGCAAAGACTATTAAGAATAAAGTTGCATCACCGTTCCGAAGAGCAGAATTTGAAATCCACTTTGGAAAAGGCATTGTAGAACATGAATATGTCTTTGACTTATTAAGAAAATACTGTGCAACAAATGGTCCTGTCACCTATGATAAAGACATAGCAGTTGAAATAAGTGGAACAGGTGCGTGGAAATGTATTGCTTTGATCGATCAGAAAACCGGTGAAACCGTAGAAGAGAAAAAGTTCTACAAGCCAGAGTTTAACACAATCATTGATTCACCTCAATGGAACCCTTATGTCATGAAAGTTTTCAATACGACATTTGCTGAGATAATGGGACATTCGTTAGAAAATGCAGATGTGAATGCAGAAGCATATGAGGAAGTGAGGCAAATTGCAATTGATCTTGAAGGTGACGAAGACGCATTCAAAGACTTGTAGGACTTTCACATTAAAGATTAATCTTTTTGTAAAATACCAGGGTGCATTAGTACAATACTAGTGTACCCTTTTACGTTTTACACACACTCAATACAGGAGTTCTTATGACAGAACAACCACTCGGACCAGTCTTGCTAATAGATGCATACAATATATTCGCCAAAAATTATATTGTAAATCCATCACTTTCATCCAACGGTGAACCAATCGGTGGCGCCACTGGCTTTATCAAATCACTTAGTGTCCTTTCAGACAAATGGCGCCCTTCAGAAATTATTATATGCTGGGAAGGCGGCGGTTCCCGACGTCGCAGAGACATGTTACCTACATACAAAGCAGGACGCAAGCCTCTTCGACTTAATAGATCACAGCTCTACAAGAAAGATCTAGATTCTCCAGAAAATTTTATGTGGCAAGTCCAGTTAGCTATTCGTCTTTTAGAACAGCTCCCTATGAAACAAATGTATGTTGATGATTGTGAAGCAGATGATGTTATCGGTTGGCTGTGCAGACACAGGTTGCGCCAAGATGACAGACAGATTGTGATATGTTCTGCAGATCAAGACATGCATCAGCTTTTGCGTCCAAACGTTATTCAATACAACAATAAAAAAATCACGACACATGAAGATGTTGTAGAGAAATTTGGTATCTCAACAGAAAATTTTGTAACAGCAAGAGCATTTATCGGAGATAAATCAGATCGTATTGGTGGCATTAAAGGCGTAGGTTTCAAAACACTAGCACGTAAATTCCCGCAACTTAGATCTGATGTATTTGTATCGGTCAACGACATACTTACAGAGTGTAAGTTAAGGAACAGTCAAAAGAAAATGAAATTGTACGAAAGAATTATAGAGCAGCCTGAAGTACCAAAGTTAAATTGGAAACTCATGTATCTAGACATCAGTAATTTGTCAGCAGAACATGTAAAACAGTTAAATTACCGGTATGATAATGCACAAGTAGGCCGCAACAAAATGGAATTCATTCGAACAATGGCAAAAGAAGGTCTGCATATGCCAGGCCACATTAATCCTGACTTAGTCTGGCTTCGTTTATCATCTATCGCAAAGGAGCAATAATGTCAAACCTCGCAATTAAAGAGGCTGGTCCAGCACTATTTCAACAGTATGGAAAAGCTTTTCAAGAAAAAATCTTTCAAGGACTCGCAATCGATAAAGATTGGGCCCAACAGATGCATGAGGTTATGAAACCTCATTATTTCGAGCTCAAATATCTGCAATACCTTTGCGAAAAATATTTTGAGTATTTTGACAACTATAGATGTTTTCCAACAATGCAGCTTCTTATTCAGATGGTTGCAGGAGACTTAAGCGGTGATGGATCAGATGGCATCCTTAGAAATCAAATTGTGCAATTTATACATCGGATGAGAGGCAATCCTCACCCAGAAGATCTTCCTTACGTAAAAGAAAAAGCACTTGACTTTTGTAAGCGACAAGCATTTAAAGAAGCGCTCACCACTGCAGTAGAGTTGGTACAAGGTGATAAGTTTGAATCAGTTGTTGACCTAATGAAGCAAGCAGTGTCAGTAGGCATGCCTCACTCTGTTGGTCATGATTTCTTTGAAGACTTAGAAGCTAGATTCCAAGAAATACAGAGAATAACCACTCCTACTGGGCTAGACTTTTTAGATGAAAAGACAATCTTAGATGGTGGTCTAGGTCGAGGAGAGCTTGGCGTAGTCGTAGCACCAACTGGTTGTGGTAAATCTCATTGGCTTGTGCAAGTAGGTGCAGCTGCACTCAAGAAAGGAAAGACAGTAGTCCATTATTCTTTTGAACTTAGTGAAGTGCTTGTAGGTAAAAGATACGATGCAAATCTCACAAATATATCTGTTAACGATCTTCTCGATCATAAAGAAGATGTAAAAAAGTTTTACGAAGAGAATGAAATGGGTAATTTAATCATCAAATACTACCCAACTAGGACAGCCTCAGTGAACACAATTAGAAATCATCTTGAGAAACTTAAGTTTCGAGGATATTTCCCATCGGTTGTAATCATTGACTATGCAGATGTCATGCGATCTACAAAAGCTTATGAAGCGTTACGACATGAATTAATGCTTATTTACGAAGAGCTTAGACAATTGGCTGGTGATTTTAATGTACCAATATGGACAGCATCTCAATCTAATAGAGCAGGTGCAAATGCGGACATGGTTGGTTTAGAAAATATGGGTGAAGCATATGGAAAAGCCCAAGTGTCTGACTTTGTTCTTGGTCTTTCACGTAAACCAGAAGAGAAAGATAAAGGCTATGGAAGACTGTTCGTAGCAAAAAATAGATCAGGTCGAGATGGTATGCAATTCCATGTGAAAATTGACACAGCAAGGTCAAAGTTTGCAAAGATGGACATGCAAGAAGTTGCTGACATGGATCCAAAGAACATTATGAAACAAAAATGGAATGAAGTACAAAAAGCCAAGAAGGAGCTAGATAATGGATAAATACACCAAAGAGGAAGTGCACGAATCAACCCTTGATTATTTTG